AAGAAAGATAGGATGTGCTGGTCCACATCCTCGCCGACTAGCTTCGGTAATTGGTTAAACCATAGGGATCGTACAACACCGAAGGCTCTCTCATCACTAAGTTTAGGCACGATATGGGGTTCAAATGCATATTCAAAAATATACCTCACAGCTGAAGAGGTTAGCAATCGACATAGCCTTCGTGTCTTCCGCTCGGCAAGAGCACTCTGGATCTTGATTCTGAAATCCAATTCCAGCCTGATATCCCAGCTGAAGACGGCTTCATTGCCAAATGTCCATCGGAATCTCACATCCCATATGTCCTGAGGTGGATACCACTCCACAGTTCCACCTGTGTTGACGGGGAAAGTCAGATATACATCGTGGGCTTCTTCAAATTGATCCTGCAAATTGACAATCTCATCAAACTCTTCCTCATTGATGACAAATCCATGCTGTTGATTCATTTCGAGGGCTGCAATGTATCGACAAGTCGTGTTCTCATATCTCTCTTTCAACTCCTCCTTCGAGAATGGTCGATAATAATCAATGACTTTATTGCCTTGATCGTCGACCGCTGCTTGAGCGATAGACAAGAAAGAGTCCACATACTCATCATACACATTCGAGCCATGCCAGTACAACTCACCGAGAGCGTTGCGCAAATTGCCTGCACAAATTTCAGCCACGCTTTCCCGTTGGTCTTTCTTCAATTTTTTAGTCAGGGCCAATGATTTGAAAATGCTCTCGAGCTGGAGTGCACCTATGCACCTCCCAATTTCATCATGTATACCAAAGCCTCTTTTGAGAAAGTCAACTTGTAGAATATTCATCAACTCTTGAAGAGAGACCCCATCCTTCGAGGTGTTTGTGTACTTTATCCCAATCGTGGCCAATGCTTCCGAAACACTGATCATATGGAATCTTTCCTCGTCCGGATGCGTTCCAAAGATGTTGTCGTCTCCAAATGTGACCAGAGCCACACGCTCTGCGAAAGGGGGAACTGCCTCATCTCTATACAACCAATAATAGGCATATCGCATCTTCAGACTGTTGACCAATCCATTTATGACCACTGTGAGTGGATGACCAGAGGGGTTCGAACCCAGGGCCTTGTACAAGAGACCATCGGACTCATATACTGGATAGATGCATTCGGTTGCAATTCCATCAAATATCTTCAATATGAGGTCCTTGTCTGATTCGAGTCCTCTGTCCAAGATGGACCGCAAAATCTCCCAAGCGCCCTTGGTGAATTGAGGCCTAATACTCGTGTCATAGGCACTAAAATCGCCAGCACCAATTCGATCATCACCCCACTTGGTGACGATCCCCCGAATAAATTCCCAATCTTTCCCAGTCGCATCAACTCCAACAGCACTTTCAAAGATTTCAGGATAGTACGTCATAAAGTTGATCAAAGGCAACGTGATCATACGAGCCGTGACCACCAGGGCTACCGGAGCACCGGCAAAAACCCGAATTTTGTTGTCAGCTATCTTCTTGAAGGTTACAGCCTCATCTTTCAGGTTTGAGCGGAATATGGCATTTACTCTCTTGCCATCCGCCATCCATTGCAAATGAGTCTCCACTTCAGCTTCCACGTCGGC